AGTCCCGCCTCAAAAATCCCAGTTTCGGTGAACTCATCATCAGTTGGAGTAGCTAATGCAGACCCTCGAAAACGGCGTCAAGGTCCCCACTAACGGCGACCCGTACCAGCTCACCGCGGACCTTGCCAACGCGTTCAAATCGGCGAACCTGACCGTCCCTGTGGCGAACGCTGCGGCGCGAGATGCGTTGACGAAGTTCGACGGGCTGGCGGTGCGTCGCCTCGATGTGACCGGCCGGCCGACCGAGACGTGGGACGGGTCCGGCTGGACGCGGTCCGCGGTGATGACGTCGGCACCGGCAACACCGGACAGCCTGTGGACCATCAATGGCGCCTACTTGAAGACGGTCGTCACCGGCCTCGCCCAGGTCACGGCAACGCTGCAGCTGATCCGCACCGGGCCGGCGATGCTCATCAACACGGCAGACACGGTCCTGACGTCATCCATCGTCCCGGCCGGATTCCGCCCATCAGCCAACGCCTTCTTCGCCGGGACCGTGAACACCAACGCCGGAGTCTACAACTCGGCGCCGCAGCTCGTAATCAACACAGACGGGATCCTCGTTGGCCGGTCCACCTCGGGCGGCTCCGTCAGCCTCGGCACCAGCTACACGATCTTCATCTCGGTTAGCTGGTACATCTAATGCGCGGCGCCATGCACAAACTCTGGCTCCGCGTCCAGGAACCACGGGCCCTATCCGTGATCTACTTCTTCGCCTACATCGCCATCGGCATTCTAGGCCTCGCCGTGGTGACCGATCCGCCGCGGACCGTGCAAACCTCACTCGGGCACACGCTGCTGATCGCGTGGGGCACCATGCTCCTTATCGGCGGCGGACTCGGCACAGTGTCCGTGCTGCCCGGCATCTGGTGGCTTGAACGCGCCGCGTCCGGGTTCTGCATGACAGCCCTCGCCGTCTACGGAGTCGCTATCGCTGCGCTGCCAATCACCCAAGTCAGCGTCCGGGTAGCGTCCATCTGCTTCGTCATCTTCGCGATACTGGCCTTCGCTGCCCGACTCGTCAAAATACGGCATTACGCCTACGACCCAGAAAAGTAGGCCGGCGTGGACTCAACGCAAATACTCGTGACAGTCCTCGGTACGTTGGGCGGTTCCGGCGCTTTGCTCGCCCTAGTGAATGGCCTGATGAGGTATTTCAGCGGCGCCGCTGGACGGGAGCGGATCCGCAACGTGTCCCTCAAGGACCAGCGGAACGAGGCGTGGGCTGACGCGGAACGGGAACGGCAACGCGCCGACATCGAAGCCTACAACCGGCGCCTCACCGAGGAATACGCATCCCAACTCCGCCGCGACTGCACAGAGCACGGCGTCACCGACAAAGAGCTCCGCCCATGGCCGACGCTCAAGAAACCCCCCAACCAGACGGAGGCGCCATGAGGCCAGTATCGGAAAAATACCGCATCACACAAGGCTTCGCCAGCCTGCCTACCCGCGGCGTCGTTGGCAATCTGAATGGCTCGCAGGTTCAGGTGCTTGTCGCGCTCTACGGCCACTACCAAGAGGACGGGCACGCAGGGACCGACGTCGGCTGCCCGGTCGGCACACCTGTCCGGGCGGCACGCTCCGGGACCGTCATCTGGTGCGACTGGGACGTGAACCTCCCCGGGGGCCCGAACGACTGGGCTGCCCGCTGGTTCTTCTACCAGCGGTTCGGCGGCCGGCTGCTGCTGGTTCAGCACGCCCCGGGCGACATCGACGTCTACGCGCACCTGTCCGTGTTCAAGGTACGGAAGGGCCAGTTCGTCAACGAGGGCGACCTAGTAGCCCTGTCCGGCGATAGCTCGGCCGGCCAGGACGGCATGCTCGGCCCGCACCTCCATACAGAACGCATCGTGGACCTTGGCTACCCGACCGGCAACGGCAAAATCTACGGGCGCATCGACCCAACCACCGTTTGGGGCGGATTGGCCGCCCAAGGCTCTACCAACGAAGGAGACATCTTCATGGCACTCTCAGCCGAAGAACAGAAGCGGATACTCGCCGCCGCTGACCGGATCAACGGACGCGTGCACGACGTTGACGTACTCAACGCCTCGGACGGCGCCTACATGAACAAGATCCGTGACGCGCAGTTCGCGGCCGTCATGGATGCCCTCGGGAAGACCCTGAACAAGGACGACGGCGGCTACATCGTGAACTTGGTCCAGGCGATCAAGCCAGGATCCACCGACGTGAAAGCTGTAGCTGATGCCCTCGCCGGCATCATCCCCGAAAGCATCGCGGCAGAAGTTGCCGACGAGCTCGCCGCACGACTTGGAGGCAAGTAGATGAACATCAAAGACCCGAAGACCCGCGCCTACATCTATGGCATTGTGCTGGCCGCGATCCCGCTGCTCCAGTTCTTCCGCCTCATCCCAGGCGACGCGATCCCGCTCGTGGTCAACATCGTGACCGCCGTGCTTGGAACCGGCGCCGCGGGCCTCGCCCTGCCAAACACCCACACGGGCGACCACTCGGCCTAAGCCTGACCAGCCAACCATTAGCGGCGTCTCCTCGGGGGGGCGCCTTTCGCATTTAAGGAGACGCCGCAATGGCTGTTGAAACGACCCCGCTCGGGTTTCAGAAGCCGGACGGGAACGAGGATGTCCGCAACGGTGACAACGTCATCGCAGCGAACGCGCAAAAGGCGGAGGACCGGCACCAGGAAGACCGTGGGCGCCTGAACCTCATCGAGGCAAAGAACTCCGCGCAGGACGGGCGGCTTGACGGTGTTGAGTCGAAGAACACCGCTCAGGACGGGCGACTTACGAGCATTGAAGCCAAGGACACGGCACAGGATGCGGCCCTCGCTGACCTGCCCAACCAGTTTGTCCCGCTGTCTCGCGGCAGCCTGGCGCCCGGCACTGACTGGAACACCCTGACCGGGCCCCAGCATGTTGGAACGTACAGCGTGTCCGGGTCCTACCCCAACGCCCCGTCCTTTTCCGGCACCGGAACCCTCGTGGTCGAGCGCGGGGGTAGCTCCAGTAATTACCTGTCCGTGGTGCATCGACTCACTGCCGGGACGCTGCTGCTGTGGCGTGAGGCGGTGGATGCCTCTGCCGGTACGTGGTCAGCGTGGTCGCAAGCTGACACGGTAAGCCGGGCCGATGCTGCCAACGCCGTTCAGGACGGACGACTGACCACCGTTGAAGGTGTGGCGGCCTCTGCCGTGCAGCGGGCTGACCCTCTCGCCCCTATAGCTGGTCCGCTCGCAGACGACTATGCAGAGGTTGTCCTTGACCCGGCGGGGCGTGTGAGCGAGGCGACGTTCAACGACGGTACGAAATACTTGCCTCACGCCAAGGTGGATACTCTGAGTGTTGGCTTGGAAGGCACGACAGCGTCAGTCGCTCCGGTAGGGTACGTCTACGTCGAGGCTGATGCTGCGGGCCGCATCGCGTTCGGCGTCCAAGACGACGGGACCGTTTACGCCCCGAACCTCGCCGTTGAAACGCTCACCATCGGGGGCATCCCGAACACTCGCAGCACCTATGTTGTGCCGATTCTTGGCCAGTCGAACGCTTTGTGGAAGTGGTACAGCGCTTCGACAGTCAAGGTCAGGGACGTAAACCCGCGGGTGAAGGTCTGGAACGCAGGGACCGGAACCGCCGACGTCGTCCCTGTCACGCATGGTGAATCCTTGGGACTGGCCTTCGTTATGGAGTTCGCCCGACTGAACCCCAACGCGGTAGTGGTGGCCGTCCCTACCGCACTCGGGTCGTCCGGGTTCACGCCGAACGTCAACGGAACATGGGACTACGCGAGCTCGGCAACCCCGAACCTGTACGCGAACGCACTCACCCAGACGAAGGCAGCTCTCGCCGCTACAGGTGGGACGCTCCTGGCTATGCTCTGGTCGCAGGGAGAGAACGACCGCGGGCTCATGACGGAAGCGCAGTACGACACCGCACTGGACGCCATGATCGCCAAGTACCGCACCGACGTTGGCGTGGCAGACCTGCCCGTCATTATTGGCTCGATGACGCCGGAAGAAATCGCCAACGTCGCGGGATCGGCGCCTATCGCCGCGGCCCATGTGGACACCCCCCGCAGGGTCATCCGCACCGCCTACGTTGGCGGGCCGAAGGACTACGGGCTCTACGGCGAGCAGATCCACTACTCGCAGGAGGGCAACGCGGTCCGGGGGCACCTGTTCGCCACCGAGGGCCTGTACCGTGCGCGGCTGAACGTGACCGGCAAGAACCCCATCGCCCCGAACAGCCTCACCATCGCCCGCTCCGGGACCACGGCAACGATCACGTGGAACGCTCCTCCGTGCAGGTTCACCGCGTTCAACCTCGAAACGTCCACCGACTCCGGCGCCACCTGGACCGCTCAGACCCTTACCGGGCCTATCGCCACCACCCACGCACTGACCGGGCTGACTGCCGCGGCCCCCCTGTGGGCGCGTATCTCCACGACCAACGAAACCGGCACGTCCGCCAAGACCCTTGAGGTGAAAGCATGACCATCAAACGAACGTTCGCCACGAACTTCACCGGCGGCAACTCCGCAACGCTGCCCTACCTTAACCACAGCACAGGTGTGGCTGGTGTGAACCACAGGTGGATGGCGTCCCGACAGGCAGGGGCGGACGGGGCGACCATCACCGCCTTGACGCCAGTAACGGGGGCGTTGGCACTGTCCAGCAACGGCACCGCGCCGACGCTGCAAACTGACGAATACGGCAACCGCTGCATCCGGTTCGACGGCGTGGACGATATCCTCTCCGCATCCGGCCTCGGCGACGTGCAAACAGTAACCGTCGTGGCACGGGTCAAAGCTGCCAGCGGAACGGACCAGGGCATCGTTCATACGGGCGGCGCCTACGCCAACCGGACGGGCACGACCACGAAGGTCTTTGTTGCTGGGTCAACTTCAAAGTTCCCTGCCGTGGACACGTCAGGACCGAAGTATCACGTCATAAGTATTGCCGCGAACGGGTCAACGTCACGGTACGCCGTGGACGGTCTCTCGGCTGAAATCGGCGCATCGACGGGCGTCCTCTCAGAGGTCACCTTGGGCCGGGCGTCAACTACAATCTTCGGCAACCTCGACATTGTCGAAGCGTTCACCTACCCGACCGCGCTCACCCTCGCCGACCTGGCAAACATCCGAACCGCCATGTCCTCCAAATACGGCACAGCACTCGCGTAGGTGCACAAGCAAGAGGCCCCACCCTTCCCGGGTGGGGCCTCTTTTTCTGATTAAGACAGCGAGTCCTGGAACGTCAAGAACCAGCCGGCGTCTTCCCACGCCACCAGCAAATGATTCCGCCACAACCCCTCAATGTCAGCCTTTTGAGGCTCAGTGAGTTGCGGTAGACGCTTACGGTGCAACCCGAAGACCGCAAGACCCCCCGCGGCAGCATCCCCAATCAGCTCGTGAACCATCTCAGGGTCACTCGGGAACACCGTATACAGTGTCGTGCCCAAAGGTGCCGCATCCGCATAAGGAAACGACCCGCGCCCGCTGATAAAGTGCGCGTAATACAAGAAAAACTCAGTCGCCTTGTCTCCCATGTCTGCGAAAGCCTCCGTGAAAACCTTGCCCGATGCAGCCTCGATACGCTGCACCGCGGCGAGCGCCTCCCTTCGGATCATCACATACGGCGTGACCGTTGGCGGCATGACCTTGAGGTTGTCCTCTGTCAGTGCACGGAACTGCCGGAGCGAATGACGCATGTACTGGACCCAGTTCTCCGGCATCGGCTTCAGCCACGTCTTCGGGCTGCCCCCAAGGAAGAACTCGCTGACGAGTGTAGGCCGGATGAAATGGTTCTTGGCGTCCAGCAGCAGATAGAAATCATTCGTCAGATGATTCGCGATGAGAAGTTTGATCGCTTGCTGGTCACGCCATCCAGCGGACGCCCCGCCGAGCACAGCCTTACCATCGACAAACTCGATCTTGTCACGCAGCGCCCCGGACAGCCTGGGGAACGCGTGCGCCCTGAAGTATTCCGCGAGGGTGTGGTTGTCCGCGCCGTTCAGCACGACCACATACCTGCCGACGTGGGCGTGGTCGAGTAGTCTGTCCACGGAAAGCATCTGCAGGATCATGAGCCGGGCATCGCCCTCGTAGGTCACGCAGACCAGGTCGACCGGCGTCTGTGTTGCATGGAACATTGGCATCTCATCAGAACGCATCCCGCAAGGTTAACAGACGATCACTACGAGCTGTTGGTGTTCAGGTGGCTACGATGGCGCCATGGCATCGTTCACCCTCGACGGGGAAACCTACGAGTACCTCCGGCCGGACCCCGGGCACCCGCCGGAGGAGACACGCTCGTGGGAGTACGGGAACTACCCCAAGGTGATGGCCACGGTCCCGCTGGCCGGCGGCGCAACCGTGGACGCCTACGCCGTGGCCGAACGCTGGAACCCCTCGTACATCCTCGTGGCGTGGGCGGACGATGCTGGGCACAAGCACTGGGCATGGGTGCCCGCCGGCAACATTCGACGCGTTACCGACTCCGAATGGGACATCGAAGAATACCGCCGCTGTCCCGAGAAGCTGCTCGCCATCCGCTGGGGCAACCGGCTCCCAGGGTTCCTGCCGGCCTAACCGAGAGCTTCCGCAGTTGCAGCGTCGGTCGCCTTGGCTTCTAGCATCTTGGACACCTGCTCAAGCGCCCCAGATAGGCGCTTCATGTCCGGCGCAGATCGGTAGGCTTGGGACATCTGCCGCGTGCTGTGACCGACGATGTCCTTGATGGTGTCCCAATCAATCCCGGCGGCATCCAATAGGTCCACCGCGGTGTGCCGGGCGCCGTGAAGCACAACGTCGTTAGGCAGGCCAGCCTCGGCCAAAAGCTTGGCCCATTCCTTAGTAGCGCGGTCCGGATCCCACGGCTGGCCAGCTCGAGTGAAGACGAGCCCATCCGATATGCCCTGCATGTGCAGCGCCAAGATGGACTTCAATGGCTCCACGAGCGGGACGATGCGCCACCCTGATTTCGTCTTGGGGCGAGTGAGGTAGAGGGTGCCCTGCAAATGCCGGTATTCATAGTCTGCCGGGGCCGTTGTGATGTCCGTGAGCCGGAGCAACTGCCAGGACAGGTCAAGCGTGTCGGTAACGCGGTCTGCTTCGAGGCCGAGGATTTCGCCGCGCCTCGCCCCGGTCAGGAGGTACGTAGCCCACAGTGCACCATCCGCCCGTGTTGCGATATGCGCGAGCAACCGGATCGCCTGGTCGGTCGTGAGCGCGCTCTGCGCCACCTTGGCCTTCCGTGGCGGGTCCACCGTCTCGCAGACGTTGCGCGTGGCTTTCCCTTCGCGCATCGCCGTCTTGAGCGCGGACGACAGGACGGCATGGGCCTTGATGGCGGTATCTGGGCCAACCATCGGCGTCCCGTCCGGGATGTACTTCTCACCGCGAAGCTTCTGACTCCGCGGGGTGCTCATGATGGTGATGAACATGCGCCGGACGTGGTCCGCGGTGAGTGCGTCGATCTTGTGCCGGCCAAGGAGTGGAATCAGCCAGCCCTCGGTCATGGACTTGTAGGAGGCGTAGGACTTTGGTCGGATCTCTTTGGGTGCGATGTCATCGATCCAGCGCCGTAGCCACTTCTCGACGGTGAGGTTCGACGTCGGCAGGTCGCCATGCTTGTCCAGGTCTTTCTTGACTGCCGCCATTTCCGCCATGGCGGCCTTCTTGTCCTTGCGGCGGATGACCTTCTGCCGGCGCTTGCCGTCCACACCGCGGGGAAGTTCAATGCGGATGGTCCAGTAGCCGCGGCCGTCCTTGAAGAGTGCGCCTTCGCCCTTTCCCCTAGCCACGATATGCCTTGCGGCGTGCGCTGAGTTCTCGGTATTCCGCAAGGAGCCATTCGGAGGGCTCTTCCCCACGCTTCTTCAGGGCTCGGAGTACGGTGCGGTCAGCCTTCCAGTTGAGTTCATCAACAGGGGTCCAAGGTGCCTGTTCCATGCCGTCCGCCTCTTCATTCCGCTAGGTGTACTCATTAGTGTACTCATTACTACGCACGATTGGTCAAGCATGTGCATACTTCGTAGCCATGAAAACCGCTAGATTTCGCAGGTTTTAGCGGCTGACATAACTATAAGCCTACCCCAGCGTCTCACTCGTAATGAGAAGGTCGCCAGTTCGATTCTGGCAGGA